TCGGTCCAACCGAGCAGGTATTCCGGGGAGACCTGCAGGGCTGCGGCGAGCGCGGCGATCTTGTCTCGGCCTGGGTTCTGGAGCACGCCCTTCTCCCAGCGCTGGACCGTCGTGCGGCTTACGCCTACGCGGCGGGCCACTTCTTCGAGTGTGAGGTGGAGTTCTTGTCGTCTAATTCTAATTATTTCCTGCATTTCCATATTGTTCATCCTCCTTTGCATGGAATAGTATAGCACCTTTTTCTCTCATTTGCAACAGAAAAAGTTGCTAAAACGAAATTTTTTCGCTAAAAGGGGTTGACATTTGCTTTTTCCGGTGCTAACATATCCTTGTCGAACGGCACGAATGTTTGTTCCTATTTTGAATTTTGAAAGAAAGGAAGTGATCTCATGGTAGACAAAAACCTGTTTATCTATCTAACGAAGTCCGCAGGCTTCGATCTCCTGGATGTCGCTGATTGGTGGGGCGTTGGTCTTGGCGCCTTATATAAGCGACTGAACGGCCAGGTGGAGCTCCGACGAAGTGAGATGGAAATCTGGATGAGGAAGGTAGGCTGTACGGACGCGGGCCCTGTTTTTTTTGGTGGCCTTGTTGCGAATTCGCCACTTTCCGCCGCCCCCGCTGCTGGGTGACGCATGGCAGCAGTTCCAAGTGCCGAGCGGGTTTTTCAGGTAGTCGCTGAAATACTCCAGCGCCGTTACGACGTAAAAATTGACTATACGCTTGACACCCTCGGCCGCCCCGGCCATTTTTTAAGCAGTTCTTGTTGCGAAAAAGCAACAAAATCGAAAGGAGAAAGTTATGAATGTTATAACCATTGAGCTCTGCGCGGAGGACCGCGCCCGCCTGGACCGCCTGGCGGAGGCTTTGGAGCGTAAGGCGTGCGAGTCTTGCGTTGCCACGGCCAAGTCCCTTGTGAAGAATACCCAGGCCCCCTCCGCTCCCCCCGAGCCCGCTGATCCGGTGCTGGAGAAGCTCGCCGATACGTTGGCGAAGGTTGAGGACCCGGCCCCCGCTCCTGCCCCCGCTCCCGTAGATCCTCCCCCTCCGACGATCAGCCTGCCCGAGTTCCAGAAGGCGCTGACGCTCCGGTGCGCGGAGTCCGATGCGACGAAGGCGAAGGTCCGGGCGCTGATCAACGAGTACGCGCCGGCCGCTTCCCAGGTTCCCCCTGAAAAGTTCGGCGAGGTCCTGGCTCGCCTGGCCAATCTTTAACGTGGAGGTGACGTCATGAACATGACCGCTATTGTGATCACCGCTCTTATTTGCGCGACGTTCCTCGCGCTCGTCTGGATTAGCTGTAAGCACGGAGGTAAGAAATAATGACGAAGTTTATTGAAGGCGCAGGCCTCCCGATCCTGTTCGCGGTTCTGGCCGTTTGCATCATCGCTGTTGTCGTGCTGTCGCTCGGCTCCTCCATGGACCGTGTCGAGTGGCGCGAGGAGACTTACATAGTAGAGAAGGGCGACTCCCTCTGGTCGATCTCCGGCAAGTTCTGCCCGAGCAACGTGGACCGTAACGAGTGGATCGCCGAGGTCCAGCTTTTGAACGACATTCCCGAGAGCATTATTTTCCCGGGCGACGTTCTGACGGTCCTGGCGCCGGAGGAGGGTTGATATGGTCGAATTGAACAACCACAAAGACCGAGCGCACGCGCTCCTCTCCGCCTCCAGCTCCGCTCGCTGGCTGGCCTGCCCCCCGTCCGCGGTGGCTGCGTCCCTTTATCCGAACACCGACACGGCGTACACCCGGGAGGGCACGCTGGCCCACGAGGTCGCTGAGGCCACAGTTCGTCGGTATCTCGACGGCACTCCGGTCCCTCCGACCTTTGACTCTCCGGAGGTAAAGTCCGAGATGCTCTCTTGCGCTATTGATTACGCCGACTACATCCAGGAGCTCATCAAGTCCCCCGACGCCGTGGTCCTGCTGGAGCAACGGCTGGACTTCTCCCCCTGGGTGCCGGAGGGCTTTGGCACCGGCGACTGCCTGATCTTCCAGGGCCGCCACTTGGACGTTATTGATTACAAGTACGGCCAGGGCGTCGAAGTGTCGGCGCTTGGTAATTCCCAGATGCGCCTTTACGGCCTGGGCGCCCTGCACGATTTCGGCGAGATTTACGAAATCGAGACGGTGTCGCTCCATATCTTCCAGCCCCGGAAGGACAATATCTCCGTTGAGGACCTGACCGCCTCGGAGCTTTTCGCCTGGGGCGAGGAAGTAAAGCCCCGCGCGGCCCAGGCAGCTGTCGGCCAGGGTGAGCACGTCGCTGGCGCTCACTGCCGGTTCTGCCCCCACGCTGGCAGGTGCCAGGCGCTGGCGGATGTCTGCCAGTCCCTTGTCTCGTTTGGCGGCGGGACCGCCGTCGTCACGTCGCTGGCTCCCTGGCAGGTCTCGGAAATCCTGGCGCATGAGTCTATGATCACCGCCTGGCTCAATGCCGTTAAGGAGCGGGCCCTGGCGACCCTCCTGGACGGCGGGGAAATCCCCGGCTTTAAGGTCGTAGCTGGTCGCGCAAGGCGCGGCTGGGCCGACGATCTGGAGGTCGGCCAGTTTTTGCTCGAGGTCGGCTATACCAAAGAGCAAATCACAAAGACCGAGCTCCTCTCCCCTGCGCAGATGGAGAAGGCGATAGGCAAGAAGAAATTTGCCGAGCTCTGCTCCGGTCATGTATTAGCAATCCCCGGCTCCCCGACGGTGGCGCCGGCATCCGACAAGCGTCCGGTCTATGATCGACTGGTCGAAGCACAAAAAGATTTTGAATAAAAGAAAGGCAAAAAATTATGGAACACATTTACAAAGAAGGCGACAAGGTTCGCATCATCGGCAACGGCGAAGTCGCCGACGACTCCGACTGCCACCACTATTACGACATGGGCGACGTCGTCCGCGTTGAAGGATATAGCGCACAAGGAAATCTTTGTTGCCGCAGAGAGGACGGCTTTTCTCAACTTGTCAACCCCGCGCACGTCGAGCTGGTAGAGGCCTCCTCCGGGGTGGAGCGCTTCCACATCACTATTCGAGACAACGACACCGGGGAGGTCCTTGTAGACCTCGATACCTGCGCGATCATCGGGGCGCTCGATCATGGCCCGGGCACGCGCGTTTTCTGCAAGACGAAGTGTGGCTCCGTCGAATTGGCCGCAACAGCCGCAGGGGCCTTGCAGGCGGCGGGCGTAGCTATGGCCGATATGCCTGCAGGCCTCGCCCGTAAAGTCAGAAAAATTGGTAGAAAAAAAATATAACTAAAAAGGAGATTAAAAATTATGAGCACTAAATTTGTAACTGGTAAGGTCCGCTTTTCTTTCTGTCACGTATTCGAGCCCCAGGCGCCTGTTGGCGGTGGCGATCCTAAGTATTCCGTGACCCTTCTCATTCCCAAGTCCGACGCGGCGACGATGGCAAAAATCCAGGCCGCGATCCAGGAGGCCCGCGATAATTTCTGCAAGAAGAACGGCGCGAGCGCGCTCCCCGCTAAGCCCACCCATACGTTGCACGACGGCGACGGCCTCCGTCCTGGCGGCGACCCCTTCGGTCCTGAGTGTAAGGGCTGCTGGGTGATCACTGTTTCCGCCAAGCAGAAGCCCGTGGTCGTTGACTCCTTCGGTAATCAAATCACCGACCCCGGCGAGCTCTATTCTGGATGCTATGGCCGCGCCTCCATCAATTTCTACGGCTACAATCAGGCCGGCAAGAAGGGCGTGTCTGCTGGCCTCCTGGCTGTGCAGAAGCTCCACGACGGCGAGCCCTTCGGCACCGTAGGCTCTGCGGACGACTTCAACGACGGCTACACGGACGGCGGTGCCGGCGATGACTTCCTCAACTAAGCGGCGATTGTTCGTTGACCTGGAGACATTCTCCAGCGTCGATATCTCCTCGGCGGGGGCTTTCAAATACACCGAAGCCCCCGACTTCGAGATCCTCCTGGTCGCTTATGCCTGGGACGACGACCCGGTGCGGGTGATTGACCTTACGCCTTTTAAATATAACGGGATCGCGCTGGGGCGCCGTAACGGAAAGACCGCGCTTGTTTCGGTGTGGGTGGATATCCTTGAGGCGCTTCGTGACCCATCCATAATAAAGGTGGCTCACAATAGTGCGTTCGAGCGGGCGGCCTTCTCCCGGTATCTCGGGCGGGACCTGCCCCCGGAGGAGTGGGAGGACACCATGATCCTGGCCGCATATAACGGTCTGCCCCTCTCCCTGGACGGCGCCGGTGCCGCGCTGGGCCTCCGGGCGCAGAAAATCAAAGAGGGCACGGCCCTCATCAATTACTTCTGTAAGCCCTGCAAACCGACGAAGGCCAACGGCCAGCGCACGCGAAACCTCCCCGAGCACGCCCCGGACAAGTGGGCGCGGTTCGTCGAGTATTGCCGGCGCGACGTCGAGGTCGCCCAGGCTATATATGCCCGGCTGAGTTCTTTCCCAGTTACCCCCTTCGAGCGCCGAATCTGGGCCCTGGACGCGCGTATCAATGAGCGCGGTGTCATGGTGGACCTGGAGCTCGCTCGGGCGGCCGTAGCTGTGGACGAGGCCTTCACGGCGGAGCTTCGCGCGGAAATGCAGAAGCTCACCGGGCTCGAAAATCCTAATAGCATCCAGCAGTTGAAGGGCTGGCTGGAGGGCCTGGGCCTTTTCACCGATTCGCTGGATAAGGAGGCCGTCGCTGGTCTCTTGTCGCAGACGTCCGATCCCACCGTCCTCCGGGTGCTCCGGCTCCGGCAGATGCTCGGTAAGACGTCCACGACCAAGTATGGCACGATGCTGGCGGCTGCCGGCTCCGATCAGCGAATGCGGGGCCTGACGCAGTATTACGGCGCCGGGCGCACCGGGCGCTGGGCTGGTCGTCTGGTCCAGCTTCAAAACCTCCCGCAGAACCACCTGGACGCCATCGGTTCCGTTCGTGAGCTCCTCCGGGCGCGTGATCTGGAGACGCTGGAGCTGTTTTTCGGCGACGTGTCGGACGTGCTCTCGCAGCTCATCCGGACGGCGCTGGTCGCCAGGCCGGGGCACACCTTCCTGGTCGCGGACTTCGCCGCTATCGAGGCGCGCGTGATCGCGTGGATGGCTGGCGAGCAGTGGCGCCAGGACGTCTTTGCCTCCGGTGGGGACATTTACTGCTCCAGCGCGTCGCAGATGTTCAAGGTCCCGGTAGAGAAGCATGGCGTCAACGGCCACCTTCGCCAGAAGGGAAAAATCGCGGAGCTCGCCTGCGGCTATGGCGGCGGCGTGAATGCGATGTTGAATTTCGGCGCCGACAAGATGGGGCTTACTGAAGCAGAAATGCAGGCGATTGTCAACCAGTGGCGGGCAGCCTCTCCCACCATTCCGAAGTTCTGGCGGGACGCCGAGAAGGCTGCGACGCTGGCGCTTCAAAATCCCGGCAAGACGTACCGGCTCCCATGCGGCGTCAAGTATCGGAAGGACGCGGACGCGCTCCGGTGCATCCTCCCCTCCGGGCGTCAGCTCTCCTATTGGGGCGCGCGTCTGGAGAACGGCTCCATTGTCTATATGGGCCAGGGCTCCCAGGGCGGCTGGATGAAGAAGGACACCTGGGGCGGGAAGCTCGTTGAGAATATCGTGCAGGCCGTCGCCCGGGATTGCCTGGCCGTATCAATGGACCGCCTGGACGCTGCCGGTTTCGCGATCTGCTTCCACGTCCACGACGAGGTGGTGGCCGAAGCTCCGGAGGGCGCCCGCTGGGAGGACATGGCGGCTATTATGGGCCAGCCGATTAGCTGGGCCCCCGGCCTCCTGCTCCGGGCGGACGGATATGATACAAAGTTTTACATGAAGGATTGAGAGGTGCCGTATGGACTTATTATATAACGCCCCGCTGGAGGTCGCGCTTGGAAACTCGCGCAAGACTAAGGCGTGGAAAAATCAAACGCTCCAGTGGTCGGAGCTCCTGGGCCGCATGGAGTCCGTCACCCGGACGCCTGAGTCCGTCGCCGAGTATAAGGCGATGGGCCGCGACCGGCAGTCGGAAATTAAGGACGTTGGTGGCTTCGTTGGCGGCTATTGCAACAACGGCTCCCGCTCGGATATCCGTCACCGCTCCATCGTCTGCCTGGACGCGGACTTCGCCTCCCCGGAGCTGTGGGACGACTGGACGCTCCTCTATGGGAACGCCGGCGCCGTGTACTCCACCCACAAGCATACGCCGGAGAAGCCCCGCCTCCGCCTGGTGATCCCGCTGTCCCGGACTGTCTCCCCGGACGAGTATCAGGCCATCGGACGCCGGGTGGCGGCCACGCTGGGCATTGATCAGTTCGACGATACGTCGTACCAGCCCCAGCGCATGATGTACTGGCCGAGCGCCTCCCGGGACGGCGAGTATGTTTTCCGGTACCACGACGGGCCCTTCCTGGACCCGGACGCGGTCCTGGCCACATATCACGACTGGAGGGACGTCTCCGCCTGGCCTGCCTCCTCCCGTGTGGCGGAGGTTCTCAAGAAAACGGCCGCGAAGCAGAAGGACCCCCTGGAGAAGGGCGGCCTGATCGGCGCGTTCTGCCGGGCGTACTCTATCGAGGAGGCGATCGCTGAGTTCGTCCCCACATACGTCCCCGGCGCCGACGGGCGCTATACATACACCGAGGGCTCAACGGCTGACGGCGTTGTCCTCTATGACGGGAAGTTCTCATATTCCCACCACGCCACCGACCCGGCGTCGATGCAGCTCTGCAACGCCTGGGACCTGGTCCGCCTGCATCGGTTCTCCGAGCTGGACGCGGACTGTGATCCTGGCACTCCTGCCGCGTCCCTTCCATCATATAAGGCGATGTCTGAGTTCGCCTCTCGGGACAAACGAGTAAAGGTGCAAATTGTAAGCGACCGCCTGGCGGAGGCCGGTGTGGACTTCGACGTCGAAACCGTCGGGGCAGACCTCGAAAAAGTAGAAGCTAAGCAGCGGGCGAGTTTCGAGGCTTATAAAGAAGAAAGACGCGCCAGGGAGGCGGAGCTGGCTCCGGTCTTTGACGAGCTCTCCGGAAAAAACGAAGAAGCCGCCAGCTGGCAGGCGAAGCTCAAGGTTACGGAGAAGGGCGGGATCGCCTCCTGCATCGAGAATGTCGTTGTGATCCTGAACGGCGACCCGGCGCTCTCCGGTTGCGTCGGCTATAACGAAATGACGCACAATATCGTCGCCACCCGCTCGATCCCCTGGCGTAAGGTCTCCGGCGAGAGTCAGTGGACCGATACCGACGACGCCGATCTCCGGTATTATCTGGAGCGCGTTTACGGCCTGAGCGGGAAGGACAAAATCTTCGACGGCCTGAACGTCGTAGCTATGGCGCGAAAATTCCACCCTGTGCGCGATTACCTCGACGGATGTGTGTGGGATGGGGTCCCGCGCCTGGAGCGCTTCCTGGTGGATTATCTCGGGGCTGACGACACCCCGTACACCCGCGCCGTTACGCGCAAGGCGCTAATTGCCGCGGTCGCTCGTATCTACCGGCCCGGCGTCAAGTTCGACTACATGCTCACGCTCCGCGGCCGTCAGGGCCTCGGTAAGTCCGCGCTGATCGCAAAGCTGGGCGGGCCCTGGTTCTCGGATAGCTTCACGACGATGCAGGGCAAGGACGCCTATGAGCAAGTGCAGGGCGTCTGGCTGATGGAAATCGGCGAGCTGGCCTCTATGAAAAAGGCCGAGGTGGAGCAGATAAAGCTGTATTTGTCAAAGCAGGTCGACCGGTTCCGTCCGGCGTATGGTCGCCGCATCCAGGAGTTCCCCCGCCAGTGCATTTTCATCGGCACGACGAACGAGGAGCAATTCCTGCGCGATACGACCGGAAACCGCCGCTTCTGGGTGGTCGATACGCCCCACACTCCTCCCCGGGATATGTGGGAGGAGCTGACCCCTGATATCGTCGCCCAGGTATGGGGCGAGGCTGTGGCTCTTTACCGGAAGGGCGAGCCGCTTTTCCTCTCCGCCGAGCTGGAGGACGCCGCTCGTGCTGTCCAGGAAACCTACGAGGAGGAGAATCCGAAGGTCGGCATCGTCGCTCAATACTTGGAGCGCCTGCTCCCGGAAAACTGGCGCACGATGGACCTTTACGCCCGCCGGATGTACTTGGAAGGCACGGACCAGGGAACGGTCGAGCGGACCACGGTCTGCTCCCTGGAAATATGGGCCGAGGCGCTCGGACAGAGCCCCGACCGGTTGGACCGTTACGCCAGCGCGGAGGTTCGCGCTATCATGTCAAAATTGCCGCGCTGGAGGCACCAGGGCCACGCCAAGATAACGGTCGGCCCGTATGGTCGCCAGCGATATTACAAGAGGGAGGGCTCCGATGGTTAAGCTTGAAAAAGACATTGAGCGGCGGCTCCGCCGCATTGTGGAGAACCTCGGGGGCAGGTGTTTGAAGTGGGTGTGTCCGGGCTGGTCCGGCGTGCCTGACCGCATCATCCTGCTCCCCGGGGGCCGGATTGTTTTCGCGGAGCTCAAGCGTCCGAGCGGGAGCGTCGTCAGCGATCTCCAGAAATACTGGCGCCGGGTGCTCCAGGGCCTGGGCTTCACGGTCTGGCATATTTACGACGAGCGCGATTTGAACGAGGCGGCCCTGGCGCTGGGCCGAATACTGGACGGGGGTGGTCACTCGTGAAGGAGTTTAAGCCTTACCCGCACCAGCAGGCAGGGGTCGATTGGATCATCCAACGCCCCGCCTGTGCCCTGATCTGGGGCATGGGAACCGGGAAAACTGTAACTACCTTGACCGCCCTGGACCTGATCCTGAACGACTACCTGGAGGACGGGCCTGTGCTGGTCATCGCTCCTAAGCGCGTTGCCCTCGACACCTGGACCTCGGAGAGCTCCGAGTGGTCGCATCTCTCCCATCTCCGGGTCTCCGTCGTGATCGGCACGCCGAAGCAACGGCAGGCCGCCCTGGCCGCTCCGGCTGATATTTACGTTATCAACCGCGAGAACGTCGTGTGGCTCACGGAGTATTTCCAGGGCGCCTGGCCTTTCCCCATCGTCGTCGTGGACGAGCTCTCCAGCTTCAAGTCTGCCCAGGCTAAGCGCTGGAGGGCCCTCCGACGGGTCCGGGGCCGCATCCGTCGCTTCATCGGCCTGACGGGAACGCCCCGCCCTAACGGCCTTGAGGACCTCTGGCCGCAGTTGTATCTCCTCGACCTGGGCGACCGCCTCGGTAAGACGTTGAGCGCCTTCCGCACCCGGTATCTCACCCCGGACAAAATGAACGGGCACATTGTCTATTCGTACCGGCCGAAGGCTGGCGCGGAGGAGTCGGTTTATAATCTGATTTCGGACGTCTGCATGTCTATCAAGAAGGAGGACGTGCTCTCCCTTCCTGGGCAGATATACACCGACGTTGTGGTCCGCCCTGGTCCCGATCTGCTGAAAAAATACAAAAAATTCGAACGCGAGAAGGTCCTGGAGTGCCTGGACGAAGCGGGCGAGGTCGTCGCCGGTTCCGCGGCTGCGCTCACGAATAAGCTGCTCCAGTTTGCGAATGGCGCCGTGTACGACATGGACGGCGGCGTCCACGAGATCCACGACCTCAAGCTGGACGCCCTGGAGGAGCTGGTCGAGCAGGCTGGTGGTGATCCGGTGCTCATCCTCTATGCGTATAAGCACGACGAGGCCCGTATCGCTTCCCGCATTCCTTGCCGGAAGCTCGACACCTCGGAGGACATTCGAGACTGGAACGCCGGCCGCATCCAGGTGGCTATTGCCCACCCGGCGTCAATCGGCCACGGCCTGAACCTCCAGTATGGCGGGCACATCCTGATCTGGTTCGGCCTCACCTGGTCGCTGGAGCTTTACCAGCAGGCCAACGAGCGCTTGAACCGCCCCGGGCAGACGGAGGTCTGTCGTATATTCCACATAGTGCTGAAAGGCACCCACGACGAGCGCGTCCTGGGGGCTCTGGCGCATAAAGAAAAAGGCCAGACGGCGGCCATCGAGGCGCTGCGTCTGGAGGTATTGAAGGAGGAGTCGAACAATGGAGCCTAAATGCTGTAAGAATTGCAAATATCGCGCCGAGGACGGCGGATGCTTGGCCTCCGGTAAGAATTGCGAGCAGTGGAGGTCCTGGTTCTACCGGGAGTGGGCCGCTATTCGCAAGGCCGCCGCGCAAATCAAAGAGGCGCGCGATGAGAGGAGGGCCCGTAGTGGAGAAAATTGATTTTCAGAATTATCGAGCTTTGGTCCGGGAGGTTAAGCAGCTGCGCGATTATGTGCGGACGATTGAGGCCGCCCTGGACTCTATACCAAGCCCGCAGCTTTCCTTTACACCGAAGGGCCCACCGTCCAGCGGCTCCGCTATGACGGCCCGGGTCGCTCGGTATCTCGACATTAAGGCGTTATACGAGGAGCGCCTGGCCGAGAGCGAGGCCCAGGTCCTGGCGGTCGAGCGGGCGATCCAGACGCTGGCTTCTCCGGCGGAGCGCGTCGTGATGCGGCTCCGGTATATGGAAGGCCGGAGCTGGACGAGCGTCTGCATGGAGCTCCAGCTCCTCGGTTATAGCGAGCGGCAGGTCTATCGCCTGCACGGCTACGCGCTGATGAAATTGAAGGAGGTTTGATATGAAGTGGAGCTACATCTATTTGCTTTTAGACTTCATCTGCATGGGCTTCACGATCTTCTTCACGGCGGCGGACCGGGTGCACTCGGCGGCGTTCTTCACCCTCCTGATGTGGATTTTTTACGTTCTGGCGGTTGTGCAGTATGCTAACGAATAAGATATTTAGAAAACAAAAAAGCCCGGAGGCTTGAAACCTCCGGGCTTTTACTGTGATTATTGGTTGGACTTTTTATATGTTGCCGTTCGGCACTGATAAAGAAGTCCAAACTTTTTAGACCCTCATTCGTGGTCTTTTGTGTCCACTGCCTCGCTCTTGGAGCGGGCTGCGTCGGTCAGTCCTTCCGCGAACAGGTAGCCGACGACGGAGGCTGCGGCCATAATGCAACCGCTCACGGTCTCTGCCGCCTCGGCGGAGCCGTTGAGGGCCAGGATAAGGCCGGCGATGAAGCCTGCGATGGACACCCACAGTTTTCGGCTGGTCAGCTTGCGGATGAATTCTTCTCTTGTCATGGTGATCTCTCCTTCCGTGTTATCGGTTTGTAAGGTGGATTTGCAGCTCCTCCTTCGAGTGCTGCATTTGCTTGATGTTGTTTCCGTCGATGCCGTGGTCGAGCAACGCCAGCAGGGCGCGTTGGGTGATCCGGTTGTCCTCGGCTATGGCCTCCAGCCGCTCGGCGTCCTTGCCGAGCTTCCGGTCGACTTCCTCGCGCCACTTCTCCAGAGCGGCCAGCCGCTCGTCCTGCTTCGCGTTGGGAGCGCGGGCGATCTGGACAGCTTTTGCGATTTTCTCCGCTGCGTTGAAAATCAGGATGATAGCGTTCGCTACGATCAGCACGACAGCCACGGCGCCGGTCGGGGTTAAGTTCTCCATGTGTTTCTCCTTTAGGTTGTGATGACTGCGGCTATTCCTTGCCGCGCAAGGCGGGCGACCTCTGCTTCTGCGCGGGCTTTGCTGCTATATGCTCCCACTTGTACCCGGTAGAGCTTGGAGGACTCTGTGGGGCTCTTTTCGGCCTTGTGGGCGATGCCCAGGGTCTGCAATATTCCCCGGGCGATGGCCTTGCCCATGGCTGCCCGCTCCGGCTCGGTGTCGATCAGCGCGATGTCGTTGCTGTCCACAAAGGCGCACTCGACGATCACGGCCGGGGCTTTGGTCTCTCGGATAAAGGCGTAGTAGTCCCGGCCGGCGCTGTTGGTGCGCGTCTTGGCCCCTCGGGACTTCTGCCCCAGCTTCGCGATCTCTGCCAGGATGTTCACCGCGGCGGTCTTACCGGTGCCGCCCACTCTGCTGTAGAAGGTCTCGGCCCCGTCGCCTCCTCCGGCGTTGTTGTGAATATCCACGGCCAGGTCAGGCGCGTAGCTGTTGCACTCCGCGACCTCTTGATCGACCGGGTCGTGCTCGTCCTTTGTCCTGCTGAGGCGAACGGAGACGCCGTGGCGCTCCAGCTCCTCCCCGCAGGCTTTTGCGATTGATAGGTTGAGAGACTTCTCCAGGAGGCCGCCTTTGCCGACGGCCCCGCTGTCCTTGCCTCCGTGTCCTGCTCCGATAAATACCTTTTTCAAGGTGATCAGCTCCTTGTTTTTATTTCATCGCCATGGCCACCCAGTTGTATGTCTTGCCCGGGAATAGAGTCGCGGCGTCTGTGCCTATTTGCATCGTCCGCGCGGTGATGCCGCAGGCGGGAGCGAAGGCAGAGGTAGTTACGTTTTCCAGCCCGACGGTCAAAGTACCGATCATTGGGCCGCCGCTTGATGAGTTGATCAGGAAGCAATAACCATACGTTTTCTCATCCGCCCCCGCGTCCCCGAGTAGCTTGCTGCTAAGCATACACCCGGCTACGACGCGCAGCTTGTTCTCCCCTCCGGTCAGCGAAGAGCCTGACGCGTTCGCGATTATATAGACAATATCGGGCACGACGCCCAGGTCATGCGTCACGTTGATCTTGCCCTCTGTGGTTTCGGTTGTAGCGCCTGACGCGATCAGCCACTCACCGGAAGCACCGCCGCTGCTGCCTCCTCCCGTCTCGATCGCCGCGATCTTGTCCGGGAACTCCGCCGGCTTCATGGTCCCTGCTTCGCCTGTTTTTCCGCGGATCGCGTCGGCAATATCGCCGAATAACTGACCTAACACGTTAGCCATTAATAGTCACCTCCCAGGGCTTCGCTGATGTAGTCGTCGATGTATTTCCCGATGGACGAATTGGCCACCGTCACAGCGCTCCACACGCCGTCGACGACCTGCAGGATTTTGCCGTCGTCGTCCTCAGTGACGCCGGGCGGGAATACGTCCTCAAGGGAAGCGAGCGACACCTGGACCCCGCTTGTCGTCACGGTGAGCTCGAACACGTAGGGGTTCATGAAGTGCGAGCAGATATAGTCGCCGCCGGAGCTGACGTTGTTCACGACGATACCCGTGTTCAGCGTCAGGCCAAGGTTGACCGGCACGATAAATCTAACCGGGCCTCTGTCCAGCGCGGCGCGGATGGCGGTCGTGTCGGTGGACACGTTCTTCTGCGTTCCGACCGTGAGCGTCTGCAGGCCAAGAGCGGCCAGGTCAAACGTCGGGACGGCAGCGGGTGTATCTTCTGCAGCCGCCCACGTGCCGTCAACGACCTGCAGCACCTTGCCTTCGTCGGCAGGGCTCACGTTGGGAAGGGTGGAAATAGCGGCGATTTTTCCCGCAAATTCCGAGGGCGCCATGGCGGCGGTTTCCCCGGTTCGGGAGCGGATGGCGTTTGCCACGTCCTGGAATACTTCATCAATAGCGTCAGGCATCAATATTTACCTCCTAATTTTTCAGCGATATATGCGGCGATAAACGGCGCGGAGTCCACGGCCACGGTGACGTTGAGCTTTTCCAGCCCATAATAGCCACTATCCGGGATGACCTCTGTGCTGCCGTTCTGGGTGATTTTCAGCGACTTGCTCTGCAGCTCCGGTTCGACCTTGACCGTGACCTTCTCCAGACCAGAGTAGCCATAGGCCGTGTCGGCGCGGTATTCGCCGTTTGCCGTGATGGTCTTGGTCTGCAGCTGGATAGGCTCCACGACCACCTCACCCAGGCCGTCGTAGTTGTCGTCAGGCGTCACGGTCTGGCGGGACGCGGAGGGCTTGACCGTTTTGCTCTGGAGGTCGGGCTCGACGTCAACCGTTACTTGCTCCAGGCCGAGATAGCCATAGGCCGTATCGGCTCCAAACTCGCCATTTTTCGTGATGGTCTTGCGCTGCAGCTGGACGGGCTCCACGACCACCTCACCCAAGCCGTCGTAGTTGCTGTCGGGCGTTACGGTCTGGCGGGACGTGGAAGGCTTGACCGTTTTCTTCTGCAGATCCGGGTCAAAGTCGGCGTTGATGGTGACCTTTGACAGGCCATAATAGCCGCTGTCGGGGATAATGTCCGTCTTTCCGCGCTTATCAATGTTGACGGACTTGCTCTGCAGGTCGCGCTCGGGCAGGTTCGTCGTGATCGTGACCTTTTCCAGGCCGTCAAAGTCACGGTCGGGCAGCACCTCGACCTGCATGCTCGCGCTGATGCTCACGCTCTTTGCTTGCATACGGGGCTGCACGTCTACGGTCACGCGCGACAGACCATCATAGCCGCTGTCGGGGATGACCTCGCCGTTCTTGGTGACCTTCTTGGTCTGCAGCATCGGCTGCGGCACCGAGGCGTTGACCGTGACCTTTTCCAGGCCGTCGTAGCCGCTGTCCGCGATGACCTCCACCCTGCCGCTGCCGTTGACGTTAATGGTCTTGTCCTGCAGAACCGGCTGCACGTCCACCGTGACGGTGTCCATACCCATGAAGCCCATGTCCGGGATCACCTGGCCGTTTCTGCGGACGGTCTTGTCTTGAAGTCTTACCGGCTCGATCGTGACCTTG